TATAACCCTCGAGTTTTTACTATTATATATAACGCGGTCTAGAAGCTTAACTAATAGGTTATATGTTATAATAAATGAGATATAACAAATTGCCTATAAAACGCCTTATTTAAAGTATATTTGTATTTCAACGGCAAAAATACGGCAAAAATAATTAACCAAAAATATTGGCAACTTTGTCAGCTGCCTTTAATCGCATATCATCTGAGAAGTGAACATAGGTTTTCAAGACCGTTGGTAAGCTATCACCTAACAATGCGGATACTGTTTTTATATCCACGCCATTTGATAATAATTTAGTTGCGTATGTATGACGTAGATCATGAATAGAGTTATCTGGTAAAAAACATTTCATTATTTGTGATGCGCCCCAGCTGCTACTAATTCTGTTATTAAAAAGGCGTTCATTTGAACATGTTTCTTTGTATTCTTTTAAGATATTGGTTAATACTGGCGGTATAGGTAGTTGCCTATAGCTATTTTTTGATTTAAGCGGTTTTAGCGCATATTTGTTGTAATCAATCGCCCCGAATTGTTGCACTACGTTTATAGTATTACTATCTAAATCTACGTTATCCCAAGTAAGGCCGATAATTTCGCCGTATCTCATGCCGGTATAAGCAGCGATAGAGAATATAACATAGTATTTATAATTTCTATCCTTTACGGCGTTTAAGAACGTTTCTATTTCTATATCTGATAACGCTTTTATTTTTACAGGCTTATTATTCTTAAAACGTGGTATTACTTTTAATTCGTTTATGGGAATTATTTTATACTGATATACGGCATAACTAAATAAACGCTGAATTATGCCCAATGCGAGGTTTTTAGAAGCCGTTGCATATGTTGTGTCATTCAATATGCGTTTAACTTGATACGGCGTAATATTCGCTAATTTTTCGCTATGTATAGGTTTAAATATATCAAATGTACGAACGTAAGCACGGTATGTATTAAATGCACGTGGCTTATTTTCTCTAATATAAATGTTAAAAAAATCAATAAGAGTTATATTTCTAAGACTATCATCGGTTGCGGTGATAGTCTTTTTTAATTTATCAATGATCGTTTGAGCGTGAATTTTAGCCGCCTTTTGTGTTTCAAAACCCTGTTTCGATTTCTGGCGCCAGCGGTTGCCGTCCTTGTATGAAACGATACATTGATACCCTTTATCCTTTTTTCTTATGGTTATATTGCATTGCATCGTCTAATTCCTTTAATGAATAACTTGCTATAAATTGCGCGCCGATAGTTAAGGCTACAATTATAAACATCAAAATATATCTGTGTTCTTTCCAATCCATAAAACCCAGTATCATACCAATAATAAGGTACAGAATACTTTGATAAAAAGCCACATTAATTGCATCTTTTTTACTCATGGTAAACCCCTTTATTTAACAATATATGCGCGAATGCATCCGCATCATGTTCAAGTTTTGTACGTAAATCAGCATCTATTTCTTTAAACAAATCATAATCCTTATGAAGTAATACATGCCCTAATTCATGCGCAAGTGCTATGCGTTGCTGCTGCCTACTCAACCGGCTATTTATAATAATAGCCTTTTTAATCTCCGGTTTAATCAGTACACCGCTAACGCCTACGGGCATACGTTTATAAAATACTTTAATGTTCAATCTACTTGCAATAAAGCGCGGTTCATTTGAGCCGCACGAATTAATTAAATCTAAAACCATATTTAACATACTAACAATTCCCCTTGAATATATTAATCGCCTAATACTGCCTTTAATACTTTTTGCAATTTCGCTTTTTGCGCTTCCGTCAATTCACGATCGCCATAGTAACAAATTAACGTACTATCTGTTATTTTCTTTAAATCAATTTTTCTCTCAGTAGTTTTAATTTTTGGCGTTCCCTCTACGCCGTCAGTAAAATAACCTACCGGTACCCCAAAGTATTCCGATAATATTTTAATATTTTTTAAACTGGGGTTGCTTTCTCCTTTCTTCCAACGTGAAAATGCACTTTGCGGAATTTTGGTATCTCTTGAAATTTGATATGCTGATACGCCAGTTTTTCGCATTAATTCTTCAATTTTGTTGTATAGCATAATGTACCTCGCTAAATATAAACTCATCGTTTAACATTTTTAAAAAGTGTTTACTAGACTACTTACTAAAACGGAAGTACAATATAGCCATAAGGTACTTATGAAATCGTAAGTGTCTTGAAGTTTTGGTATAGCAAGTGTGGCGTCGAAAATCATCACTTGCTATATCGCAAGTATACCATTTTAGAAAGCGGGGTGCAAACTATAAAAACAGTAACAAAAAATGTTTTTAAACTCATGGATAGCAATGGTGTTACCGCTTATAAACTATCCAAAGAAACGGGAATTTCAGAAAGTGTTATTTCCCGTTGGCGTAGCGGCGAACAATCGCCAAGCCTTAGCAGTCTTGTAAAGGTTGCGCATTTCTTTAATTGTGGTTTATCTGAATTGATGAAAGGGGTTACGAAATGAAACTAACGTATACCGTAGATGAAACGGCCGAAGTTCTGGGTATTTCTAAATCGTCGGTATACAACTTGCGAAATGCTGGTACAATTCACCAGCTAACAAAATTACCGGGCGTTTTATTTTCAGTCAAAGAAATTCAAAATTTGGCCGGATTAGAAACCGAAATAAATGCGGTTAATTACCGGGCATTAAAAGCAGAAAACGAAGAACTGACGAAAGAAAACGCAAAACTAAAAAACGATATTAAAAAAATCGCTAGCGGCATACTAGCGATCACGGGGGAATTATGACAACGGCTTTTAAAATCATAGGCGGCTTGTTGCTAATAGGCACGCCGGGCAGTTTAGAACTTGACAATATAACGCTATATGAAGCGTTTTTGCAAGGATTGTTAGGGGTAGCGTTATTATATGGCGGTATCTATATAGACCAAATAAAAAAGGCCCAATAGTAACGGCAATTACTAAAGGGCAGATGCGAAAAGTGAGTTATTAAAGCATCTTAACTATATCATACATGATAGCTAGTTAAGGTGGCAAGGTGAAAAATGGACTGGGAATTAAATAAAAAACAAATCGCCGAAGTTGCTGCTATGTTTACAGAATTATGTGAAAAAATAGCAGATAAAGAAATTTCTATCGGTTTTAGCGTTAGAAAAATCGATGCAGAAAGCGAAGAAACGCTTTTTACTTATGATGTATACGCAATATATAAAGGCAAAATAATTTATATAACTATGGGAAATTATCGTTCTTTAATGGGTTCAACTATAACAAATGTTGATGTAGAAGCAATTATTACAGTATTGAAAGGTGATAAATAAAAATGTCTAGTATTTACGAATTAAATAAAAACTACATGGAAGTTGCTGCAATGCTTGAAGAAGCGGAAACACAGGAAGAAATCGAGGCAATCAAGAATACACTTGAAATGCTTGATTTATCCATTGAAGAAAAAATCGAAAACACGGCTAAATACATGGTTAATGTTGAAGCCGATATTCAAGGTATTAAGGCTGAAATTGATAGATTAAACAAGGTAAAAAAATCAAAAGAAAGCACTATTGAAACATTAAAGAACAACATCGAATATTCTATGAAGCAAAAAGGTATTGAAAAATTAGAAGTTGGTACCTTTAAAGCCTACTATAAAAAATCTGAAAGCGTAGAAATTATAAATTTAGACGTTATCCCGGCAGATTATACACGCGTAGAAATCAAGGCCGATAAAGTGGCTATCAAAAAAGCCATTAAATCCGGCGAAGTGGTGGAAGGTGCAGAAATCAAGGTAAATCAAAATTTCTATATTAAGTAGGCGGTGATCACATGGCAGCAAAAACATTACAACAAAAATTAATTGAAATACAAGCGGAATTAAAGGCACCTAAAAGTCAATACAATAAATTTGGCGGTTATAACTACAGAAATTGCGAAGATATCCTAGAAGCGGTTAAACCGCTATGCGCTAAACATGAAATTGTACCGTTGTTAAGTGATGAAATCGTTATGATTGGCGATAGATTTTACATCAAAGCAACGGCAAAAGTAACGGACGGTAAAGATGAAATAGCAACTACTGCATTTGCGCGTGAAAGTAAAGATAAAAAAGGTATGGACGAAAGTCAAATTACCGGCTCCGCTTCTTCTTATGCCCGTAAATACGCATTAAACGGCCTATTCTGTATTGATGATACGAAAGATGCGGATTTTATGGATAATTCACAAAGCGGTAAGCAGCAACAACCAAAAACGCTGCAACAACCGCCAAAAGAAACGCACGTTAAAGGATACGATGAATTTGTAGCGTTGCAAAAGTCTAAAAAAGTACCGCCGGCAGAAATCACAAAGTATATTGCCGGAACATACAAAAAACCACGCCTTGCACTACTTGATGAGTTTGAAATGGTAGCGGCGCTTGAATGGTTAAAAAACTATGGGGTACAAGAGGAAAACAAAGGCTTTGCCCTATACGACAATGACGAACAAGCATTACTGCATGAAGATGCTGGAGGCCGCATTTAATGAAATGGATAACAAAGGGTATCAATTTAATTAAGTCGATTGGCTGGAATATTTTGATACCCGCGCCGAAAGATGAAGCGTTAAATAAGTTAGATCCGGAAGCAGAATATATCGTTGAAATCAAAAAGAAGGTAAAACGCCGTTCATTAAACGCCAACGCGTATGCGTGGGTATTGTGTGAAAAGATAGCGCATGAGCTTTCTAAAAACGGCTACACGTCAAAAAACGAGGTATATAAGCGTGTTATTCAAGAAGCTGGCACCTTTACATATCTACCAATAAAAAACGATGCCATAGGCCGTTTTATTGAAATTTGGCACGGCCACGGGTTAGGCTGGCACGCAGAAGATGCCGGCCCAGCCAAAACGGAAGGTTATACAATTGTACGCGCCTATCATGGAAGCAGCGTTTACACGGTAGATGAAATGCGGCGTTTAATTGATGCACTTATAGATGAGTGCAACCAATTAAATATACCGATTGAAAACAATGATTATATCAACTCATTAATAAATGAATGGGGGAACAATGAACAAGCGAAAGAAACTTGATAACGTTCTATATGCCCGCACCAGAAAATGGGCGTATGAACGCGATGAAGGTTTATGCGTACTATGTGGCGCAATGGCTACGGAAGTTCATCACATAACTTTCAGAAGCCAAGGCGGTTTATCAAATCTTAGCAATCTAGCTTGCCTATGCCGTGATTGCCATACAAAAGCGCACGGCGTAGAAGCTAAGAAAATACGCGAAGTATTGAAGGAAAGGAATGAGGGTATTAAATGGCAGAACGAAGAATGATGTCAAAATCTATCATCAAATCCGATACATTCCTAGATATGCCAGCAACTACACAAAACCTATACTTTCATATGCTGCTAGATGCGGACGATGACGGCTTTATAAATGCTCCGAAGTCAATAATGCGAATGATCGGGGCAAAAGATGATGATATGAAAGTACTTGCTGCAAAACAATTTGTTATACCGTTTGAGAGTGGCGTTGTAGTTATCAAAGACTGGAAAATTCACAACTACATTCAGAACGATAGATACAAGCCAAGCACCTTGCCAGAACGTGATTTACTCAACATTCAAAAGGATAAAACGTACACGTTAAAATGTGATGTATCCAGTATGGATACAGAATGTATACAAATTGTATCCATAGGTAAGGATAGGTTAGGTAAGGTTAGGTTAGGTAAGGATAGGTTAGGTAAGGATAGGGTAGGTAAGGATAGTATAGATACATTATGTCATGTTACACATGACGATGTGGACAAATCACATATTGAAATTATCGAATACTTGAACATAAAAACGGGTAGTAAGTTCAAGGCTACAACTAAGCCTTATATTCAAGCGATACGATCACGCTTGAAAGAAGGTTATACGGTTGACGATTTTAAAACGGTGATTGATAAAAAATGCCGTGAGTGGAAAGGTACAAAACTAGAAAAGTATCTAACACCTAAAACGCTATTCGCGCCAAGTCATTTTGATACATATCTCAATTCAAATGAAATGGCAGCCATGACGGATACAGAACGAAAAATCAATGAACTAAACGCATTGATTGATGCGGTAGAAAGGGGAGCAGATGAGGGAACCGAATGCAAAAACGTTGACGGCTACGGGCCAATTATTGATATATCCGAATATTGATGTAGCAAAAACGAAGATGTACGCATTTATGTTAGAGGATATTAATCCTGTAACATTGGCCGAAGCAATCAAGCAATGCATTAATACATGTGAATTCGTTCCAGCCGTTGCCACTATCAGAAAGAGAGCGGCGGAAATTTCTGGATACGTGAATTGTAAAAACGAGCGCTTAATAGCGCAAGATGCATGGGAAGTAGTCAGAAAGAAAGCCAGCCAAGTAGGTTATGAAAAGGGCCTTGATGAGCTGGAAGGCATAACAAGGCTTGCTGCTAAAACTGTATGGCGTTTCTTTGATCCACGCAATAGCCAAAGCTACAACGAAAGCGCCGCAATAAGCCAGTTTTGTAAGGCATATGAACAACTGGCAGCACGCGAACAAAGGAATATGGAAATTGCGGAAAGCATTAAAAGTAACGGCCTGTTAATGGAAGCACGTAAACGTGCAGAACTTAATATGCCAAAACAAACAGAAATTAAGATGCTAGATAACGGCCACTTGATTGAAGTTGAAAAGCACGAGCCTATAGACCTAAAAGGAATGGTTAAAGATGCCGATATTTCGGAAGAAAGTAAAAAGTTAATTCTGGGGGTGCTGGAGTGAATAAGAAATATAATGTGTTTCCGAATTTAATCAAGTGTAGGGAATTGTTAAAGTTCACGCAATCGGATATGGCTGCATATATCGGTATAGGAAGGGAAACATACAAGAAGCATGAACGCGGCGAATTCGACTTTAGATTAACGGAAATGTTAGCAATTCGAAAATTTATTAATGACAAATTACAAATGAATTTAACGCTAGATGAATTGTTTACACCGAAAAAAATCGTTTAAATGCGTTGTATGGAATTTTTAAGCCGTCAATGATAAATCATAAGGGCGGAATAGTAGAAGGGGCAAAATGGACGAATTTGCCCTATAGAATTAGAAAATAGAAAGGGAATTATATATGAACACAGTACATATTATGGGAAATCTTGCACGTGATCCAGAAGTACGTTATACACAAACAGGCCGAGCGGTTGCAACTTTCACAGTAGCAGCCAGCAATACGTATATTGATAGCGCTACAAATGAAACGAAAGAACAAACGGCGTTCATTAATTGCGTTGCATGGGGCAAGCTAGGCGAAGCGGTAGGCAACTACCGAAAGGGAAACCGCCTATTTGTGGAAGGACGAATTCAAACAAGAAGTTACGAAACGCAAGACGGGCAAAAGAAATATGTTACAGAAGTAATCGCCGGTTTTGTTGGGTTATCCGCTTTAAATGATGCGGAAGCTGGCAGCAATTTCGATAATTTTGCAGATGATAAAGGGAACGATGAAAATGTTCCGTTCTAATAGGTGGCGAAAATGTTAGTTAAGAACGATAAAGAGTGGTGCTGGTGTTTGGGCGAACATGTAGGGTATCCGCAAAAAAGCATTGAAGATGCCGTGAAAGATTTTGCGGATACATACCCAGCGGAAGAAGTACCGATGATTAGAGTTGGAAACCCATATTATTATATTCCAACTGTTGATGCAGAACATGTTATTGAATATGTATATGATAGCGATCTAGACGATGAAATAGAGGAATGGTCGGAAGATTATCTATCGGATATAAAACAAGAACATGTAGATGAGTTACAGGAAGAATTAACAACGGTATTTCGTAAATGGGAAAAACGCCACGGGTACAATAACACCTCTTTCGTGGTGCTTGAAACGATAAACCCTTTTAAATAGGTGAAAGCGTGAAGGCGCCATGTAAGGGTTGTGAGTATAGGGTGATAGGCTGCCATAGCACATGTGCAGCCTATACCAGATACAGTAGCAGCAGAAAAAAAGAAATAGAAACCCGTGATATCCGGGGCGATGTGTACGGGTATGTAAAAGACAATAACAACCGCATCAAGCGGCGTATAGGTAAATGTTAGGGAGGCAAAATGACGTATATAGAAAACTGGTTTGCGCTAGGTGCTTGCATATATAGCAGAAAAACCGCAGATGCAGCATTGGCCGCGCTAGGATTAAGGAAAGAAATAAAACGAAAGCCGGCATACCCGGAAATTGAAGCAAATGCGTTAGTTGCATTACGTGAAAAAGGTTTGAGCGTGCGGCAAATTGCGAGCGTATATGGCGTATCGTATACATTTGTTAGAAATCGCTTGTTGGCTGCTGGCGTAAATCTTGAAAGGCGGAAACAATGAATAACTATTTTCGGGAACAAATGAAAAAGGGGTATGAGTGCGATTTATTAGAAAGCGCATTAACGTTAGTTATTGGCGATGAAATTATAAAACCGGAATTAGTAGAAAGCGGTATAGGCACAGAAGGGCATTACAACTTAGTGTACAGGCGGGAAGATAAAAACAAGCGTTCTTGCAGGTTCGCTATATCACTTGAAACGCTATACGGTCGCGGTAATGACTTAGAAAAGAATGTATATCTAATTAAAACAGAAGCAAAAAGACTAATGCTAGAAGGGGAATTAGAAAATGACGAATGAGCAAAAATGGTTATTGCAAGAAATGTACGATGAAGGTTACCGCGATATTAAAATATTCGGGGTGTATGCCTATTTCGTAAATCCTACATTTATTGAAAACGGCGGGAATTTTAAAGTGCGTGATCATACCCCGCGTATTCCATGCCGTGTACTGGGGTTAAGTCCTAAAACGGATAAATACTCTATTGCATCGCTATTGGGTATTGTGGAATGGGAAAAAGTTCCAGTTGATACGCCAGTTATCGTAGAAACCGGACTTACAAAAGCTAAACTTTATTTTGCAAAATACGTAAAAGGCCGCATATATTGTTTTAGAGGTGGTAAAACGTCATGGAGCAATTTAGGTGATTATTACTGGATATATCCAGCGAAAGATGTATTGTTGGCAGAAAGGGCATTGAATGAGTGTAATTGACATAGTATTCAAAGGTCGCCCGATTACTAAAAAGAACCACGGTCAAATAGTTAAACGTGGCAATAAGCTGGGTTATATTCAATCAGAAGCCTATAGAAGTTATGAAGATGCTTGTTTGTGGCAATTGGCTGGTAAGAAACTGCATATATCCGGCATTGTGGTTGTTGAGTGTAAATACTATCTTCCCAATAAAAGAAGTTGGCCGGACTTAATCGGGTTGCTACAGGCAACCAGCGACATTCTAACCAAAGCCGGCGTGATTGATGATGATAAATGGATTTGTTCATACGGTGAAAGCTGCATAGCTGGCGTTGATAAAGAAAACCCGCGGGCAGAAATTCGCATTATGGATAGGCGAAACGCCGTATTAGAACAGTTGTTAAAATAGGGGAATACGTCAATGAATACAGTAATGAGCAACGCAAGCGGTTCCGGGGTTCCGTTTAATTGTCAAAATTGGCTGGCGTTGGGTGTAGTGATCTTTACAGAAACAGATATTGACGATGTACTACAACAAATAGGCCTAAAGACTACGGAAACCAAGAAGAATGGCGGGAAGCGAATAAAGAAAAAATCATTGCATTAAGAAAAGCCGGTTTAAGCGTAAAGGCAATTAGCCGCCGGCTATGTGTTACAACCTACGGCGTAAAAGTGGTATTAAGAAATGCGGGGTATTTGAAATGGGTGTAATCAACAAAATTAAACGGTTCCTATTTGGTGATAAGCGATACAATGCGGATATCATTAAAGTTAAGCGATGCTTGTCAGGTGTGTTGATGCCAAAAGTTGGAAGCGAAGATGCCGCCGGCATGGACTTTTATCAACCGGAAAGCACCGTTATAGAACCGCATCAAACACAATATGTAACGCTGGGTTTAGCGGTGGAAATTCCAAAGGGGTATATGTTGATGCTGGCGCCACGATCTAGCCTAAGCAAAACGCCGTTAATCATTCCGAACTCATTCGGGGTGATTGATGCAGATTATAGGGGCGAAATTAAAGCAATTCTACACAATACCAGCGACGGCGCATATTTAGTTCAAAAGGGCGATAGATTAGTTCAAGGTATTCTGGTACCAGTAGGCGCATTAAAGTTGTTAGAGGTTACACAATTAACCGAAACGGCGCGCGGTACTGGTGGCATCGGAAGCACGGGGAAGTAATTATGATTAAATTCTTGTTTGATGCTGCATTGGTATTTTCGTTAGTTGTAGCATTGTTTAAGTTGGTATCGCTATTTACGGCGTAGTGGATAAGGGGCGAAATAAACGCCCCTTGATATAATATTAGTGGGCGAAAGGGGAAATGTGTATGCCTATTATTAACCCGATGTATTTGTATTTGATTGAAGTATTACATAATATTGATGTACTTAATCAAGGTTTGTTTTTACTACTAAGTATTGCGATGTTTATATTGGCGGGTTGTTATATTTGCGCAAGCGAAGCACCAGAGGAAGAAGTTGCGGCGTTAAAGTGGTGGTTAAAGATTATTGGTGCGGCGTGGCTGGTATCGTTATCAATTTGTATATTTGTACCAACAAAAGATATGATGTATAAAATGCTACTGGCGCATTATGTAACAACTGATAATATCCAATTAGTAAATGATGCAATCAAAGTTAATTTACAGGATTATTTAAACATGTTAGGGGAAACAGTTAAGAATATGCGATAATGAACCATACGGGGGAAATATGACGGATAAAGACTACAGGGAATTAGCAAAAGAGTATTTAGAACCGATTAAATTAATCACAATGAAGATTAACTCGTTGAAAGAAGATCTAAAGCATCTACAAAGTGATATTACAACAATAGGCGCCGTGGATTATTCCAAAGAACGCCTAACGGGTGGCGGAACACCGGGCGGACTAGAACAACAAATTGTTAGACTAGAAAGCAAGCGTGACGCCGTATACAAAGAAATAGGTGTATTGATTGATGAACGGGAAACCGCGGCGGATATCATTAACACATGCACAAAGGGAAAAACCAATATTTTATTATTGCGGGAATACATCGACGGCAAAAGCGCCAAGCATGCGCGGTATTTTACGGACTTAGAAAAGTCGCAAGCAGCAGAACTAAAAACGGCTGGCCTTGTACAAGTAGGGTATTATTTGCACCATACATATTACGCGTGTATGTATACTGCTAAATCGGTATAAGTCGGACTAAATCGGACTATATCGGAAACCGGCGGAAACGCCATATATAGTATAATTATATTGTCATATGATGCTTAAAAGCCATTGACGTAAATTCTCCTATTAGATGCATACAACACACGGGGAACTTTGGGCCGTTCCCCTTTGCGTGTTGTATACAGTACCGGCATAACTCCTTTCAATAAACACAATGAACACATGCCATACAATCCTTGTTAAATATGTACTTCCTAATAACATAACTGCTTGTACGATTTCATAGATTGCCGGTATTGTATAGAAAACGCAAACAAATTGAATAAAATTATCAAAATATGAGGTATATCCACGGCGATATATCTCATTTTTTGCATAAAAGGAACATTTGATTATTGAAAACTGAACATGCTGCATTTTTTTATAAGGTTTTAGACCAAAATAACCCGAATTGTTTCTATGTCATATCTATTGTGGCGTGTTCGGTTTTGAGCAATTAAAAAAGCCACTATTTCTAGTGGCTTTGTGCATCTGTAAGAATATGTGTTATGGCGGTTACAATATAGGAACCTTGAATGCGATCGCCTATGCGAATATCACGCATGCGGGAATACCCGCGAACACCGGCGATGTGTACTCTAGTAAGTGGATTGCCTATACAATCGCCTTTTTGAGTTTTTACAATTATTTTGTGGGTGGTTTGATATTTCATGGTGGTTACTCCTTTATTGATTATTCAAATAAGAAAGCTATAGAACTTCTTGTAAGTTTACTGGAAGTATAAACAACTTCATCGTTTACCATGAAAGCCTTTAAAGGTGGTTGAGATTTTAAGAAGTTGTAAACTTCTTCTTCTGTAACATTGCGTTTAAGAATGTCGCATGTGAAATAATTTTCAATGTCATAAAGTTTTTTAGTCATTTGTGTTTCTCCTTTTTAAATACTTGCGTTTTCTGACGTATCTTATGGCTTCGTTATACTTGCGTTTTCGCAAGTAGTCAATAGGGAAATTAAAAATTTTTCAAAAAAGTTTTGTGAAGGTGGTGAAAAGCTAGTGAATATAATATGTACAAAATCAAAATGTCTTAACAATAAAGGCGGCAGATGCATAGCCAACGAAATATACTATGATGGCTTATGCCAAACATATTGCACTAGCAAGCACGCATCTAAACAAGTCGCCGGAATTTGTACGCGATCACATGGCAGAATGAAAAGCAAAGATAACAACATACTACGATAGGGGGTGAAACAATGGCGAAAACTACATATAAGGACTGGGAAGCAGAAGAAAAGATTTTACTGTTACAAGGCTGGGCGCGTAACGGTTTAACAAATGAACAGATTGCCAGCAATATGAGTATTGGCATAACTACCCTTTGGGAATGGCGCAAGAAATCACCGAAAATAGCGAACGCCATAAAAATAGGGAAAGATGAAGCAGACATACAAGTTGAAAATGCATTGTATAAAGCAGCACTTAAAGGAAATACAACGGCTATGATTTTCTGGCTTAAAAATCGCAAATCTAAAGAATGGCGCGACAAGATACAACAGGAAATCACAACCGAAAGCGCCGTTAAGTTGGTTATTGATAATAATGAATTGAGTGAGCCAGATGAGTAAAACAAATCTGTTTCGCGATGTGATACGGCCAACTGCTAAGCAAAAAGAATTCTTGCGGGCGGTTAAGCAAAACATATATACACTATATGGCGGTGCTGCTGGTGGTGGTAAATCGTATATACTCCGTTGGGGTTTGATATGGCTTTTAATTGATTGGTTCATCAAAACAGGAATTAAAGGCATACGTGTTGGATTATTCTGTGAGGATTATCCAAGTCTTGATGATCGTCAAATATCTAAAATCAAAATGGAGTTTCCGGAATGGCTAGGAACCTATAAAGAAAGCAACCATGAATTCACATTGAACGATGAATTAGGCGGCGGCGTTATCTGTTTCCGTAATCTTGATAAACCTAGTAAATATCTTTCTAGCGAATTCGCAGCAATAGCGATAGATGAATTAACCTTGAATAGTCGCGACGTGTTCGACTTCTTGCGTATGCGTTTACGTTGGACCGGTATAAGTGATACTAAGTTAATCGCTGCAACTAACCCGGGCGGTAAAGGCCATATGTGGGTAAAGGATTTATTCATTGATAGGAATTTTACAAAGGAAATGCAACCGTTCTCGGATAAGATTGCGTATATCCAAGCAAGGGCAAGTGATAACCCGCATCTATCACAGTCTTATATAGATGCACTTAACACGTTGCCCGAAAAACTACGAAAAGCATATTTAGACGGCGACTGGAATATATTTGAAGGTCAAGTATTTACAGAATTCCGCACCGATAAACATGTAATAGAACCATTTGAAATACCGCATCATTGGCAACGGTATCGTTCAATGGACTGGGGTTATACGAAACCATATGCAGTTTATTCCGCTGCCGTTGATTATGACGACGTGTTATATATTACTGGTGAATTTTACGGTTGCAAGCCGGGTATGCCGGATACTGGTACACAGGAAACGGCGCGGGAAGTTGCACAAAAGATAGAACATTTGAAAGACTATCAAGGTGTAGCAGACCCGGCGATATGGCAACGAACAGGCCATGACGGGCCAACGATTGCGGAAATATTTGCGACGGAAGGCGTGTATTGGACGAGGGCAGATAACGATAGATTAGCCGGACTTATGCAAGTACATCAACGATTAAAAGAAGGTAAGCTAAAGATATTTAGTAATTGCGTACACTTAATACGCACGTTACCAGCTTTAACATACGATAAAATCAAAGTGGAAGATGTAGATACAAAGCAAGAAGATCATGCGTATGATGCGGTGCGTTATATGTGTATGGCTAGACCAGTAAAATCAGTTAAACCAGAAAAGCCATTTAATGACGGTTATAGATATGTAGACGATAGCGAAGGAGAAACGAGCGCATGGGGCGTATGAGTGAAAGGGCGTTGCGTGATTACGCCTTTAAGGTTCTTAAATCGGAATATGGCGAACGTGAAGAAAAGGGCGTTATTATTCCGGCGAAATATACAGATGCACAACTAGCAGAATTCGCAAAAGCGATGCCGCAATGGCAACTAGAGCAAATGTACGATATGATATATGGTTCTGAAATGGTGGAGTAATGAACATAGAACAAACTTTTGATATATACGAAGCAAAACAAAATGTAAAAAGTGCATTAGCTGCCACGTCAGAATGGCGCAAGGCAGCCGCAGAAGATTTTGCATTTATGCAAGGTAAGCAATGGCAAGACGGCGACTTAAAGAAAATGCGCGAAGATGGACGGCCAGCAATTACGATTAACAGAATTAGACCGGTTATTAATCTGTTATGCGGTTATGCATCACAGAACGAAACAGAACCGGATTTTTTACCACGTAGTGAAGAAGATGATAGAATTAGCCGCGTTGCTAAAGGTATCACAAAATACTGTTTAGACCGTGCGAACTATCAACGCAATAAAGGAAAATGCTTCCGCGATAAAATTATTTGCGGTTTAGCCAATTACTGGGTATCCTATGAATTCGACTATACGAAGTTAGACGGTACTATTCAAATTGAACGTGTTTCTCCGTTTGATGCTTTCATAGATCCGGAATGTAAGAAAGACGATTTAAGCGATGCGCAATATGTTGGCCGTTATAGTTGGGAAAGTACGGCGAAACTAAAGCAAGTGTACCCCGATAAGGTTAATGAAATTGATGCACTTAAACATAAGTACGATGATACCGAACAAGAAGCCGGCATAGTTGAAACGGTAGACGGTGAGGCGTTATGGTATAACAACAACTATAATAAAATCCGTGTAGTACAGTACTGGTATAAGGAGTACGGAAAAAGAAATGTGTTCATGACAAAAGAGGGGTTAATTGATGAAGCTAACCCGTTATTTGTTGTATTAATGGCTACAGGCAAGAAACCTACAAGTATCCCAGATACTAAAATCAGATATGCGACATTCGCCGATGATGTACTACTTGAAGAAGGTGAAAGTCCTTATAAGCACGGCAAATTCCCGTTAGTACGTGAATATTGCTATTACACAGGTGAATTGGTAGACGATGAACTAGAACCGGCTGGCGTAGTGCGTGATATTAAAGACGCGCAACGTGAATTAAATAAAAACCGAAGCCAACGCATGCACGTTGTTAATCAACAATCGTTAGGCGTTAAATTCTGGCAAGGTCAATTAACCGAACAAGTTAAGCGCGATATTAAAAATAATAGTACTAAACCGGGCGCGAATATCTATCTTCCTCCGGGTGTAACGTTCATGGACGGCACTCCGGCAATGGATAGTAATATTAATATGGCCCTTGAACAACAATCAAGCAATGATTTCTATTCTATCAGCGGTATCACTCCGGAAAGTTTAAGCGGTAGCGTTGGCAGTATGAGTGGCAAGGCTATTGATTTACGTCAATCTGTAACAACTGTTCAAACGGCTGGTATCTTTGAGCAATCAAAAGAAGCAGAACGACAAATTGTTAAACTATTATGGGGTGAGAAAAACGCACCGGGTTTAATTCCGCAATTTTACAATGAAGCCAAAGCAATGCGCATTATGGGCGACGACGGTCAAAAAGAATTTGTACAGATTAAACCGGGCCTTAATCAACCTATGCAAGAACAAGTGTTAACCGATGCACTAGGTCAAGTACAAACAGATGCGGAAGGTAATCCGATTAAACAAGTGCTATATGATCTATCCGCCTTTGATTTCGATATCGTAATCAGTACAAGCCAAGCAAGCGCAACGGCGCGACGTGCTAACCTTTACCAATTATTGGAAGCTAAGAAATCTGGCGTTGATATTCCTATGGATATCATTCTTGATTTTATGGACTTCCCGGAAAAAGAAACGGTTAAGAAACGCATGCAAGAAGCGGCAGAAAGACCAGCTTTACCAGAATTGCGTGTAAGTGGTTCACTTGATGATATGCCGGCGGAAGCGTTGAGTATGTACTTGCAAACGCTAGGCGTTAATATATCACCGCAGCAAATCATGGCGGAACGGTTAGCCTTGAAAGGTAAACAACAAAACATTCAAAATGCACCGCCAATTTTACCGCCTATGGACGGTTTAGGTGGTATGTAATATAAACTATCAACACAATAATAAACGCTCCGTAATGGGGCGTTTTTATACATTTCGCCCTAAGTAACGGCGTTAAAAGGCTTGCTTATACATTATCGCCCGGCAACGGCGTTAAACTGCCATATTCTTATATTCGTCCGGCAATGACGTTAAAAGGCATAAGGGGTATTTGATATGAAAGACGAATTAGTAAACATCGAAGAAGCTGGTTTCACTCCGGAAGATTTAGAAAACGCGGGCGTAGAACTGGATAACACAACCGAAGAAACGGATACACAGGATACTGCAACAGATGAACCCTCTACAACTGATACAGTTGAAAGTGATGCGAATGATGCGGAAGTAGAACCGGAAGCGCCGAACACTGACGAAGAAACGGAAGAAACACATGCGAACGATCACAACTTAAAAGCGGCACTTGCACAGGAACGCGCAAGACGTAAAGCGGCGGAAGAACGTGCTAGACAATACGAAGCACAACAACGGCCAATTACATTGCCAGATGAAGAAGTATCAAATATTCGCGACTTTGTACGCCGTGAAGCATTAAAACGCTTTAATATTACGGCAGAAGATTTAGAAAGTCTTATGTTTGAAGATGTACAAAAGTACAACGATTTTATTCGTTTTGAGGCCAATGCGGAATATACAATTACTAATCAGCAAATGGCGGTGCATCAACAAAGACAAACTAATCTAAATTTCGTAAATGAAATTAAATCATTGCCGAACTTTGGGGAATTATATCAACGTGGGTTAGAAAAACTTAACGGAATGACGATGCGCGATGCACAACCGATTAATGATGCTTTTTATCGTGTTGATATTGGCGAAGGTACAGAAGCCGATTTTGAAACCATTAGAAACTTTGTAACAGAATTGCAAAATGAACGGGCGACAAATACCGAAGTACCGAACAACCCTTTACAAGTTGCGGCGACGCTCCCGAAAGCTGGCGCGTTAAATGGTGGTGTTCCTACACCTAATAAATTAACGGAAGAAGATATTTTGAAAGCGTATAGCACGGGCAACCTTGATGCATTGCCGGACGATGTACGCAAATATTTTGACGAATTATAAGAGGTAAACAATGGCAGATCAAAGAAACCAAGTTAATATTCCAGCAAATTTAGTGCCTAAAGTATGGGCTAAAAAAGTATGGCATGAAGGCGTTAAAGATTCTTATTTTGATAAATTCACCGCAACGGACGGTTCCAATGTAGTACATAAAAACAAAGATTTAGAAAACGTAAAAGGCGATAGCGTTGTATTCGGTTTGATGATGAATTTAACCGGTTCCGGTGTTGAAGGCAACCGTCAAAAATTAGCTGGTGCCGAAGATACTTTGAATATTTACGATTTCACAGTAAACACTAAATTAGTACGTAATGCGGTTTCTCGCTATGAAGCGGACGACCAAAGAACGCAATATGATATGTTAAAAGAAATCAAAATTGCATTGAAACAATGGCTTTCTGATTGGTTAGATGATAGATTAATTTCTAGACTTTCTTATAATCCTTCTAACGGTGAAGTATTATATGCAAGTGCAGCCGGTACACAATCCAGCATTACGGCAAACGATAAATTAACAACAACCATTATTTCTCGCGCCAAACGCAAAGCGATGATGCATGCACCTAAAGTACAACCGATTAAGGTTGACGGCATGGATAAGTATATTATGCTTGTTCACCCTTGGGCGGCACGTGATTTAAAAGATGATCCAAAATGGTTGGCAGCGCAACAAAACGCAAACTTACGCGGTTCTAAAAACCCTATCTTCACAGGTGCGTTGGGTGAATATGACGGCGTTATTCTTTATGAATATGAACGCGTACAAACTAGTAACATCGGTGCTTCTAGTGCTAACGTATGCCAAAACTTACTATTAGGTAAACAGGCTGCATGTTTCGCAGTATCCAGACCAGCGAAACACATCGAACAAACAGACGATTACGGCAACATCGCTGGCAATGGTATTGCGTTCTATGGTGCGGTTGAAAAAACCAATTTCAACGGTAAAGATTACGGCGTAATTAATGTTATGACTGGTGGCGCAGTAGAACGCTAATTATAATAGGCGGGGTAATACCCGCCTTTATTCTTATATGGGGTGAATATGAACGTAAAACAAATAGTAAATAGGGCGTTCATGCAGATAGGCGATACACCGCAAGAAACGTATACACCATACCAGTTATTGGAGTATTACAACGAAGGCAATCACCTATTGAACGCTTTAATTAGCCAATATTGCCCTAGCCTTGCAACTGCCACGTATGAAGATAGAGGAACGGGGCGTATCGTGCTGCCGTTCCAATGTATCGGAGTATTGAAGGTAAAAGCAGATGATGCGGAAGTGCAAGGGTATCATGTATTGAATTTACAAACGGTTGTATTTGATGCAGATCACGAGCAAAAAATAACCGTTGATTATATAAAAACTGCTGGGTATAAAGGTTTAGATGATGAAAGCGGACTACCGGCGGAACTAGAAACATTGTTAGTTGATTACATCGTGTACCGTGTAATGAACATGGATATTACCGGTATTACTGGCAATATGGTTAGTGCGTTGCAATCAATCAATAACGGTTTAGGGAATAATGAAAGTGTAATTGCGGAAGGGTACTGGAATTATGGTTGTAAAAGAACTGATTGCTCTAGTTAATGTAGAGTCAAACGAAATACTAGATGAACAGTTAGAATATATCCAGTACATTAACGCAGCTATTGACTGGCTAACTACTATTCTAGTCAGCATTAAAGACCGTGAAGTAGTTAAGAATACAGATATACCAAATCTAAAAGGCGTTCCGTCCGATTTTATGGGGTTCGTTCCTAAGAGCGGTTATCCTATCCGCATCATTAACGGTACGTTTGAAACCTATGACGGACAAACGGTTAAGCAAGTATTCTATAGCGTACGTAAAAACCACGTAGACGAAATGGACGATACAATACCGTTTTCCGAGTTCTTTCATAGCTATTTAGTGCAGTTAGTATCCTTTATGGTTAAAAAGAAATCACTTATGACGGATTACGCTGCCTATGATAAACAATTCATAGACTACATCACGGAACAAATTAAGGTGGCACGGGGTATAACATAATGGGCGTAAAACAAGTAGCCATGACGAATGGTTTCAGATTGGGCCTTGATTGGAGCAACCCGCCGGAGAATATCGACGTACAAGCCTTAACACAGGCTAGACAATGCGAATTCGATAGAACGGATAATGCACTCCGTACTGTTCCGGGTATTCGTACTATGTATGATTTTGGGCAACCAGTCGAAACTTTGTATTATGATGTGTACCGTCATAAATGGTACTTTTCTAGTGGCAGAAATTTATATGAAACCGATTTCAGTACTAATAAATTACTAGGCACATTGAACGGTACAAACAAGCCGAAGTATCATGCATTTGGCGGTGATATCTTAATAGCAAGCGGCGATAAGTTGCAAGCTATTTCGGGTTCCGGTAAATTGGCAACGCTAGAAAGTCCGGTATGTGATATTGTTTCAAGTCATTCCGGGCGTGTGTTGATTGCCTCTACTAAATCGCACCGGTTAAACTGGAGCGCAGTAGGCGACTACAACGCATGGAACCATAACAACAATGATGCATCAAGTGCGCAGTATGTAGATGTTGGCTATAAAGACCAAGGTAGTATTATTGCCGTTGATTTCTTATCACGTGCAATCATCGTATATAAGGAATATGGGCGCGTGTATCAAATAGTTGGTACACCAGATGCAAAGGATTTAACCGTATACCCGCTTTCTTCTACTGGTTATTGTAGCGGTGCGACGATAAGCATTGATGATCGCAGCTATTATTTAGGCAATCAAGGTTTCATGTCTTTCATGCCTACTAATACCTATGCAGAAATACAACCGTTTGAAACTGGCTTAAATATCAACTCGTATCTATTGAAGTACATTACGAAAGATTGCGAAGTGTGGCATATATCCAGCCGTAAACAAATTTGGATAAAACCATATAACGGCGATACAGTCTTTATCTATCACTACTTGCCACGCTATGAGGACGGGCGCGGAGTTTTCACATCAAGAAAATTCACGTACAACATCAATGATGCGGTGAATGTAGATAAAGAGGTATACATAGCCTACGGCAATAAAATTGGTATTCTTGATGAAACCATAGATACCGATGATAATGTACAAATTCAGACGTCAATAGTAAGCGGCAATAGGTTGGCAACAAGACAATTCATATTAATTATGAACTATAACTTTGTAACGCATAACCTTATTTCTGGCTATGGTACTATTGGCATTTCAAACAAAAAACCTAAACCGATTGAATTCGCTAGTAAGTCGATTAAAACCTACTATGCGAATTTTAAGACCTACGATTATAAAGCGTTGATGAACGTCAACGAATACACAAAGGCGTATAAAATCGGTGGAGGTGCTAACCGTAATGTACAATTCAAAATCAATGTTCAAAAGGGCGCTATTTCATTGCGCCAGTTAGATTACACATACGAGGAAGTTTAAATATGGCATATAAAGAAAAATACCCTTTGGATATTACGCCACAGGGTGATACAGTTCCGGAAAGTATCAAGAAAAACCGCGATGAACTGTTAAATATTGCGCAACAAATAGAACTAAAAGCCGGCGGCGGCGGTGGTACTGGCGGTGGTGGTGGCCTACGTAATCGCGTATTAAGTGGTAAAGTAAGCAATGGCGAATTTTCTTTCTTAACCGGCGATAACCTAAGTGTAATGATTGACGGCAGTCAAACGCCTGTTCTTGTATCATTCGCGGACGGTTTCAATGATTACGGCGCCGTTGACTATATCCAAACAATTAACCGTAAACAAAGTGCATGGAGCCTACCGGCTAATAGTACATCGTATTTATACATTGAACGCTCCGCATCTGGCGGCTTGACTTATGGCAGTACAACGCTTGAACCGTTGCGCCAGCCTAATGCACCAGCAGCGGCAACGGATAAAATGTATTACAACACTACAAATGAAAAAATGAATGTGTACACCGGTACATACTGGAAAAGCATTTTACGCGTAGTGGTGGCTATTGTAGTTACAGATGCAACGCGTGTTAAGTCGATTAAGTATTATGATCCATACTTAAACACGGCAACCGATGCCGTAATAGGTACGCGCACGGTAGACGGTAAAGACTATATGATTACTGACATTCTAAATAAAATGGCGGAAGCTATTAAAAAGATTGCCGGTGATACTACCTTTACCAATAACCCAAGCCGTACATTAAAAGCGCTATCTGACACGGTAAACGGTTTAAGTAGTGTTTACTACAGAAAAACCGATACAGTAGCAGAAGCAACGCATGCGGTTCGTGCAGATACGGCAACAAGTGCGGGAACGGCTGACGTAGCAACGCAAAACGTTAAAAAGTCCGGTGATACTATGACGGGTACGTTAAGGGTTCCGGGCCTTGCTGGCAATTCTATTAATTTAGATTATTACGCTCAAAATAGTATCGGCTATAGTGGCTTTACATTTGGTGCATGTAACCAGTACACAATATGGGGTTCTAAATATTGGGGAACGGGCGCTATGTTCTCATGGAATTCAGGCGATAACCGCATATTAGGTTCTCAACTTTATTTTGCTAACACTAAGGCGGCGTTTATTCGGTTTGATAACAATGTAAATATGGCTACAGAATGGCAACGAATAGCAACGTTTGAAAATAACAATACGCTAACATTCCCGAATGGCGCTAAGTTGAAGGTGGAATAGTATGCCTAACCTAGTACTTGAAAAAGGCGGTCAAACATTCCGGTTCGGACTGCACGAAGAAAAAAGCGTAACGCGTGGAAAGTTTATTACCGTACCATTCAATGGTAAAGACTACTATGCACGATATGGCGATACACCAACACCGTTAAAGGTTGAGAAAGACGGACGAACGTATTCCATTCAATATGAACCGGTTGAATTTTTGGCGTACCAGTGGTTTAGAAGCGGTGGCGGTAACGGACTTTATAAAGAAACTGTATTCTTGCCGAAAGGGCGATACAGAATTACTTATAAATATAGTTACAAAGATAGTAATGATGTGTTAAAAACAGGAACTAGCAGTGAAACTTTTGTTGTAAATACAAGCCAAGAAGTACGTATGGAAATAGAATACAACCAAGAAGTAAATATTCATAGAATATGGGTTACGATACCGGATATATACAAAGGATATCAAAATAGGTTATACGGCGATATTAGCTTTACAATCGAACGAATAGGGGAATAATAATGCAGCTTGATAGCTTAGAACATATGATAAAAGACTATGAACGGCGCACGGGTGAACGAATAAGCCTTGAGGGTTTTTATTTCGATGAAAACAACAATTACAAAGACAAATACAATTACTATTTCAAATGGTTCCCTAATGCGGGGTTCTTATTCTGGACTATCAACGAACATGACGGCCAGCGGTACTTTACTATATGGCAGACATACGGCGATATGAAAGTAATAGGTAAATATATTGTTGAAGTAATGAAGATGAATGATCTTGATGTAATTGTAACGGCAACACATCGAAGCGTGCGCGGTTTCATTAAAAAGTGGAACATGGAACGCGTTCCAACTATGGACTATACATATAATGGGTTTGATTACAAAGTATTAAAAACAAAGCGTGAGCATTTGGAAGCTACTTTGTAGAAAGGAAAAGCATGTTTAAGTTTGACTTGCAATTATTTGGCGGCGGTAAAAAGTCGAAGGTACAAAGTATTGATGCTAAACTACCTACGGCAACGGCTGACGAAAAGCAACTATTACAAGGCCAAATGAATTGGATTGATAACACCAATCAAAGCGCCAACACCTTGCAAGGTATGGGCGATGCGGCCTTGAATAACGTGATAACGCCAGAATACGGCAGTATGTATAATGCGTATTTAGGTGTTAACCGTGGCAATCAAAATGCAATCGGGGCGTTACAGAATATGGTAACAACTGCCGGCGCCAAGAATTTGACGGATAACACTAGATACGCCAATCAATTAGCGGCAAGCGTTGATACTATGAACAATGGCGCAAGCCAACTGGCTAACGAATATAACGGCGCATTGCTTAAAAATCAAAGTGCAATGAATGGCATCACAAACGGCCAACTACCTACAGGCTATGCAGATGCTAGACGTCAAGCACTCAACAATGATTTACAGGCAACTGTAGGCAATGTAGTTTCTGGCCTAGCAAGTCGCGGTATTGTGAATTCATCTATCACAGATAGTACATTGAATGATATTAGCAAGAACGCATCTAATACACTTGCGGCACAATATTCAAACGATTTAGGCCAAGCGGCAGCACTTAACACGCAAGCGCTTAATAACAATTTAAGCGGCATCGGTGCAAAAATGGGGTTATGGGGTAACACTTATAACAACCAACAAAACGGCATCATTAATCAAGCAAATCTAATGAACCAAGGTTATGCGAATCAGATGAATAACGCCGGCACCGCAGCGGGGTTAGTAGGCCAACGCGAAGGGTTAGCACAAAACCCTATTAATACGGGTGCAACTACGCAAGAAGCGGCAATTCAGCCGGCCAAGGATTACTACTCTATAAGCCAGTTGAATAACGCAGATCAAGAAGATTTACTTAATAGATTTATGTCATTACGCTATGGACTTGCAGCACCAGCTCAAACAATGGTTAAACAAGGTTCGGGCGGTTTCTTTGGAGGACTTATGAAAGGTTTTTGTTTTGTAGCGGGTACAGAAATTGCAACACCGGAAGGTGGCAAGGTTATTGAAGCGTTTGTAAATGGTGATACAGTTATCACGTTAGGTGCGGTCAATGATGTAATTGCATTGCATGATATGGGCGAAAAAGAAACACATCGCCTTGAAACTGTATCTTTTGGCGTAACAACCACAGGCACGGAAAAGGTATTAACTCCGGAAGGCTTGAAATTAGTTAGTGAATTAGTAGTTGGCGACGTTATTATGACGGTTAACGCTTATGAGCCTGTTACATTAAGCGAAGCAACTGGCAATACTGAGCAAGTATACGAATTGCAATGTACTGGCGACAATCTATTCTACGCTAACGGTATTATGGCGGAAGGTATCAGCGAAGAAGAATTGAAACTTATCGCAGAAACACCAGAAGAAACACCGGAAGAAAAGCCGGAAAAGAAAGCAACAAAAAAATCTAAGAAAGCGGATAAAGTAGCAGAAGAAGCAACCGAAGAAGTTGAGAAAGTAGAGGAATAACGCTATGGGCGTAATCTATGTTAAAGACTTTGAACCGTGGGCGGCGTTAGGCGAATTAGCGGGGCAATACTTTTCGCATCGCTTAGGCGCCTTGCAAAATAACAAAATGGCTAAAGGTTACCAGTCTATGCTGGGCGGTGGCGGTGGTGGCGGGGAGCAAGATCCTAACGCACTGCAAATCATGGAAAACAACAACCGCACGGCTGGAATGGCGCCACAACCTAATAGCGCGGGGCAAATTAATCAGTTACTGGCTAACTCTAATAACCCTATTGCCAATAATTTAATGCAAAAAAATAACGTTGGCTTATGGGGCGGCCAAAATCCGGCAGCACCAGCACAACCGATGCAAGCAAACACGGATACACCGGCACCAACGCCGATTAATGATGCACGCTTTACTGGTTATGCTAATGCGCCAAGTCCTACGCTACAACAACAATTACAAGCGCCACAACCACAGCAAAATACGGGGTTATGGAATTTCCAAAATCTAAACAATACTGGTATTAATACAGGGGTACCGCAATCATATCAAGAAATGATGCAACAACGGGCGAACGCACCTTTTCATGGGGCGCCCAAATCGGTAGAAAATGGTAATACTGATGCGGATAAAGCGCCGGGCCAATACTCTATACCAGATAAAGCAACCGTAACAAGTGAAGCGCGTAAAAGACTAGGGGCAAATACATTGGCCCTAGTTAAAGCGGGTTTTGATTTCAAGACCGCACAAAGCCTTGCAAGCGATCAATACCAGAACGACGTTAGCACAATGTATGCGCAACAAGTTAATGAATATCAAGAAAAAGTGCTTGAACCAATGCGCCAACAAATCATGAATAATCTTGTATTTACACAGGATAAAGACGGCAACCCGGTTGTAGATACCTACAACACAAAACGGGTTAAAGGTTTGGCACCAGCCGTTGCAAGATATAACTATCTAGCCGGTAAAGTAGGCGCCGGCACTATTGATATGAATAACTTGAATTCTATTGCGGCACTTGATAAACCGGATTATAAATTTAGTTCCGCACAAAACGGCCATATTGTACGATACAACATGGGCGATGGTACTATTCAAGATATGGGCGGTTATGGCAGAGTTGAAACAAAACAATTTGCGAACGGCCAAGTTATCGTAATGACTCCGGACGGCCAAATGAAAAGCATCGGTAATTTCGGGGCGAAAAACATTAAAGTTATGCCGGACGGTAAAACCTATATTGTTGGCACAGACGGCAGCATGAAATATGTAGGTACTCACGTTAAACCGGCAACGCCGGCACAATCTGGTACTAGCGGATACAATGCACAAGTATTGCGTACGTTATCCGCGCAGCATACTGCATGGGTTAAATCTAATCCAGATAAAGCAGAAACAGAAAGTCCTTATTACGGGCAATTACAAAGTGCATTAAGTGGTGCGCCTACTGCTAGCGGTGGCAGTGGAGCGCCAACAGTTAAACGGCAACCGACATATTCAAGTGAAGAACAAGCAGCAGTTTCCAAGCGAATGAACGAACTTTCAGCGCAAGGCTGGAGCGATGAACAAATAGCAGCGGAACTTGATGCGGCCGGATACGGTCAATATAAATCGTGGTTAAAGTCTTATTAAATATAAAGGGGTAGGAAATGGGTGCGTTTGATGATATTACAGGCCAATACGGCAAGGCAGTTGGAAACAGTAACAACGCCTTTGAAGATATTACAACCGAATACGGTTATGAAGTAGGCAACGCGCCCAAGCCTACTTTCTGGGACGGTGTTAAAAATAATGCCGAATGGGTAGCTAATGGCGTAAGTAATGCAGCATCTGGCGCAGCTAACCAAGTAACTACAACGGCCGGAAATATGAAGGGTACCGTTGTTAATTGGTGGAATGATGCAACTAATGCCGTAGGCGCTGCACGTGATGCCCGTCAAGCATCTATTAGTAATTCAGTAGATGCGTACCGTAGAGGTGAAATCGATGCGACTGAATTAGGTGAGGACGGTTTCAACGAAGATTATAAAACCGCCGATTATGATGCAAAATCACAAGCGGCATATAATACCGTTGTTGGACGTCCGGCGGGTTATTTAGCGATTACACCGTACGTTCCGCCTCCTGTGCGTGCTGGTGCTGGTGTATTGGCGGCGCCTACGATTATAGGCGATGCAGAAGATATGTATGCGCAGAATTCTAGCGATTACGCAGCGGGTAATACGGAAAATATTATTGCGGATAGTCCGGCATTGACTACGGCAAAAGGTTTTTTATTAGATCCGATTACTAACCCTATAGGCCGGGCGATTGACTCGCCGGGCGAATTTGCGCAAAATATCGCAGATAACCCATTCAATTTATGGGAAGATGTATTTTTGCCGGCTGGCATGATACATGGTGCAACACCTAAAAAGGTAAGCGGTGCAATCGGTGAGCGTGTAGGGCGTGTTAGTGAACATATCAAAGAAAAAGCATCTAATGCATTTGAGGATATCGGGGAACGCTTTAAACGGGAAGAACCGAATATGCAAGAAGGGGTATTGTATAATGCGTTTGAAGATGTACCCGTACCAGAAGAACCAATTAACACAGTAGAACCGCGCGAATACTCCGAAGGCGGTTTGAACGGTCAAGCCTTTGAAGGTGAAACGGGTAATATCCAAGCAGATATATATAACCGATACCGCCAGAACGGTTTGAGCGACGTTGAAGCGGCTGGCATGACTGGTAATATTGGCGCCGAAAGTAGTTTTAGTACAACCGTTACAAGTGGCGACGGCTACGGTTCCCGTGGTTTAGTTCAATTTACTGGTGATAGATTGAACGGCGAAAACGGTTTGTTAAAATTTGCGGAGCGTAAGGGATTAGATCCATGGGATTGGCGTACGCAAGTTGATTTCAGCGTATGGGAATTACACAACACCGAAAGTGCTGCATTAAAAGAAATGCGTGCAAGACCAGATGCAACACCGGCGGAAATGGCTAAAATTATTCGTGAGCATTACGAAAGACCAGATCCAGCCGTAGCGCATGATGAAGTGCGTGCAGAAATTGCAGAAAATACATTTAAAGGTAATTACGGCAAATATGAAAATGGGCCACGTGATGTATCCTTCAAAGATGAAACGTTAAACCCTAACCATAGAAGCTATGAAGAACCATTTAAAGATGAATTCATAGAACGGGAAATGTCAAAAACCGAAGAACCGCATGCCGATTTAAATAGTTTGGTTGAAAATACCGAAAAAAAATCTGTTAAAAACGAAGATTTAGGTATAAACTATCAAGGCGAAGGCGAAACGGCCCGTACAGGCGAAATAAACGAATTTCAGCCGAAAGACCGCATAAATACTGAATTTGTAGAGGGTGAAAAACCTAGAGTTGAAGAAAAAGCGGTTGAAAACGATGTAAATAGTCAATTTCGGTATGAAGAAGATGCTCCGAACGTCAGTTTAAAAAATGCGATTGATGAATTACCACAAAAAGCACGTGAAACGATCGTTAATGAATTAAAAGATGTTGTGAAACATGATGCATCTGAAACACGATTTAATGAATTAGAAAATAAAGTACATTCTAATACAGAAATTTTGCAAGACTTGAACCGGGCAACAAAGCCGGATATTCCAAAAGCGGAATTAGAAACGGTAAAAGTCAAATTGTCAGAAAAACTAGACGTACCAGTTGAAGCATTGAACCATGAATACATGGAACGTGTTAGACGTGAACGTGCTGCCGAATTAATCACCGATACGCAAGAACTTAAAACGTTACAAGCGGAACCGGTAGAAGGTGGCGTGAGCAAATACGCACAGCAACCTAGCCAATTACTTGAACACGCAACGCATGAACAAGTACACGATGCCTTTGTGAAAGCCTTTGACGGCAACGAAACAATGGCAAATCGCTATTTAGAAAGTAAAGGCGTTAGACCTACGGAACCGCTACAATATAGTGTAAGGGGTAAAGATACGCCGCATACTGGCGTTGATGAAGTAGGGCGTTTAGGGCGAAGCGTTACACGTAAAGAAATATTGGATGCAGTTAATCACTTGTTTAATCAACGTGTTAAAAGTGGCCGATTGGGTAAAAAAGGCGTTGGCGGCTGGTACAATACAAAAACCGATGTAATTCGTAGCGGTAATTATGGCGATTTACGCGTAATCATGCACGAATTAGGGCATTATGTGGATAACTATTTTAAATTCAGTAATGAACCACGCTTTAATAACGAATTCAATAGGGTTATTCAAGACCGTTTCGGGAAAGCCTATGATAAGTTAGGCATGGAAGGCGTACGCGGTGAAGGTTATGCGGAATTCTTTCATGATTACGTGAGCGATCGCGCCAAAGCAAAACGCGAATTTCCAGAATTTTACAAACACTTTACCGAAAAGATTGCAAATGAACCGGAGTTAAACGGTATTACCAATAAACTATCTAAATTAGTTCATGAATGGCATCGTCAAGGCGGGGCAGAACGTGTAAAGGGTAGTATTTCATTTGAAAGTAAAGGTAAAGTAAGCCAAGCAGTTGATGCGGTTAAACGTGGCGAAGCTAAAGACGTAATCAAAAAAGCGTTAAATGATGTATACACTAAAGTTATTGATGAATTGAACCCGTTGAAGGATTTAGTTGAGGAAGTCGAACGCCAAACAGGCGAAAAGATTGCCTTTGATGATAATCCATATATGCAAGCGTGGTTAGCGCGTGGCTGGGTAGGTAAAGCAGAAACGCTTATTGAACACGGCGCACCGGAGCATAAAATACCAGCGTTTAAAGATATTATTAAGGATATCGGGAAAAACGAGCATAAAGAATTTTCAGCGTATTTGGTAGCGCTGCATGATTTAGACCTACATAAGAACAAACAAAAAGCGACGTTTGATTATACCGAAGATGCTGCCGTATTAGGTAAGCACGCCGGAAATGAACGTTTTCAAAAGGCAGCAGTTGCAATATATAAATATCAAGATTACATGTTACAAATGCTGGTTAAAGAAGGCATGCTAACGGCTAAGGCGTACCATACAATGCGTAAAATGTACCCGCATTACATTCCATTCTTCCGTGATATGTCAGATGCTGGCATGCAGTCGTTCTTATCTGGTGGAAAAGGTTTTATTGATGTATCTAGTCCGGTAAAACGTTTTAAAGGTAGTACGCGCGATATTATTGATCCGTTGGAAAGCATTATAAAAAATACCTTCCAATTTTATAATACAATCGAACGCAATCACGTTGGCCGTACATTCGCAAAACTTGCCGATAAAAACGGCGTAGGTCAAATTGTGGAACGTGTACATGGCAATAAGGCGAAAACTGATAATACATTTAATGTTTGGGAAAATGGCGAAAAGGTAACATACGAAACAACGCCGGAACTTATCCAAACGATGCGCATGTTGGATAAAGAACAATCAAATATGTTTGTAAAAACCTTATCGTACCCGGCAAATTGGTTGCGTGCTGGCGCTACATTATCACCAGAATTTATCTTGA